CGCTTGGAAGTCGGCCACCGAGGACGGCGTCCGCTCGTCTACAACCTCAGCTGTGCCGGTCACGCTGCGCCGATACTTGTTGATGTCAACCACTGTGCCGGTCGTCTCGTCGATGATGTCGTCAGCGATTGTCCGAGCAATGTTCTCGCTGGACCGCACATTGACCGCAGCCTTGAGCGCCTCCTCGTCGATGATCGACGGGAGCCTCCCAAAGAACCGAGCCTGAATCTCAGTGATCTCTGACTTCGTCTTCGTCACCCACCCAAGGTTCTTCACGATCTCATCGAGCTGCTTGCGAGCGTCAGCAACAGACGCCGTCAATACGTCAGCCTGCCGAGCCATTGGATCCATGAGACGCTGGAGCACCTGTGGATCCTGGACGCGCCTCACGCCACCAGATAGGTATTGCTCCAGCGCTCGCTTCTTTCTCCGGTAGTCAGCCTCACTCACCCCGAGCTCACGGAGAGCGCGGTCCACGTAGTCTCGGTAGAGGTCGATGTCGACTCCGAACTTCTTTCCTGTTCTCTGAATGTTCTTGTAGTGCTTGAGGCCATCGGTGATGTAGCCCTTGATGACCCCGTTGTACATGGCGTCGACTTGGACGCCGAAGTTGTTGATCTTCTTGAGCTCTCCAGTGAGCAGGCCGAACATCTTGATGACGTCCCTCTGAGTCACCTTCCGATAGAAGTCATCTGCTCGATACGCGTACCCACCCTTCCCGAGTATCGACTCAGATGCCTTGTCCAAGATCGTGGTGAGTGCCTTGACCTTCGGATGAACCACAGATCCGAACGCGTCGAAGTTCGCCGCCATGATCGACTCAGTGATCACGTCAACGATCTTGCTCGGGTACTTCGCCTTCATCAAGATCGCACGCTGTGGGATGTTGTCAATCAGACCGATCGAGTAGAGAACTGGGTCGACGAGCGACTCAAAGTACGCATCACCAGCCTTGATGAAGTTGCCGAGCGTGAGCTTCGTAGCGAACTGAACAAGTGGCTGAGAGATACCGGTCTTGTCGGCCACCTTCTCTGTGAGGTAGATCGCTGTGGTCGACGCCACGTTGAACTCTCCGGTTCGGTACGCACGTCTAACCGCCTTGGCCCAGTCACGCCACGTGTTCTTTCTGCGGTCAGCCTTGATCGACACGACCTGCTCTTCAGCCGCCTTGTTGTCGACCGCCCCGTGGCCCTGCTTCGCAGAGAAGGCACGTCGGCAGTTTGGGTGCTCGATCACGTGCTCCATTGCATACTTGATCGTCCACGTCTTGCCGTCAGCCTCAGCACACTCTTCATCGTCGACAACGCCATCGTGCACCTTCACACGACTGACGCCGTCCTCGGCGTACTTGTTGAGCGTCCCAGAGCTGTAGGCGTTGGCTGACTTCGTGCGCACAAGCATGCGCGTGTACGTCTCCATCTCCCAGTGGTTGCCACCAGCGTCGATGATGGTGACGCCGTCTTCCCACAGATCGTCAGCGAGCTTCTTGGAGACCTTCTTCGGATCTGCCTCTCCAGTGAGCAGAGCCTGCGCTATCGCCTCTCTGCTCTTCGTCTGAATGAGAGCGATGTCTCCTGGATCCATCCCCTGGTACATCTTCTGGAGCTCGATCTTTCGATCGAACTCAGCTGAGTACTGCTGGAGTTTCGTGCCGACGTCGTCGTACGCATCCCACGAGAGGACGTCAAGCGCCTCTCGGTGCGGAAGACTGAACTCCATCGAGGCGCCGGTCTCTCTTCCAGCGATGAACCACCCTTCCTCGTAGAGGCTCGTGATCCCATCGTCTGCCCACAGCTGCACGCTTGAGTCGAGCCCAGAGAACGAGGTGCTGACCTCACGCTTCATGGCGTTCAGTCTGGAGATTTGAGAAGCCTTCGACAGCTCACTGTCAGGCAGTGCGTTTGCCTCAGCGATCTTGGAATCGAGTGTTCCCTGAGCTTCGTGGATCTGAGTGAGAAGCCAACTCTGCCTCTCGTCTTCAACTCCTGGTGCCTTGAAGTCCATCGTCGCCCCCTACACGGTGGCGTAGATGTCCTGCATGGACTTCTGGTGCTCCATGAGTCTTGCCACCAGAGTGCCGGTGCCGTTCGCATCGTCTGGCACGAGCTCCATCCAGACTCCAACAGATCCGGTGTCGGTACCGTTGGCTTCCTTGTCCTTGTCCAACCAGAACTTCCACATCCTGATTGCGACCTTGTACTTCTCGGTGGGTTGGCCCCAAGATTCAGAGGTGTTTCCAACCGACTGGGAGACTGGGTCTCCACCAGTTTCGGAAGCGGTGAGCAGCCAGCCCATCGCGGTGGCGCCTTCGATGGTGCCTGCTTGATCGTAAAGAGCCTGGAGCTCTTCGTCTGAGAACCTACACGGATCGCCTGTGTCTCTGAGGTACAGCCGCATTGTGGCGATCGTGTTCATCTGTTCCTCCGAACGAGTGGGACCGGAGAGGTATGAGCACCTCTCCGGTCCATTCGCTTACTCCGCTGCTTCGGGTTCGGGTGTTTCCACAGGAGCTGTGCCCCGTGAATCCGTTCCCTTGACATCACTTCCAGTGAGCGCGTCCATTTCCATGAGCGGCCCCTGGCCCGCGGTGACGTCCGAGACAACCACGCCAGTACCAGTGACGTTCACAGGAACGTCAGTGATCTTGACCATGTTGGCCTCGTCGTATGCCGTGGGGTAATCGGCGTTTGGGTATCTTTGTGGACTCATGCAAGTGCCACCTTCCACATCGAGGACTCGGGAACGGCAAGCATACCGCGCCTCGTCCGCGCAACCATCTGAGCGATGACAAGACGGGAGATGTCCGAGGGACGCTCGGTGTCAACCCGCATGTCATGCTTGATGTACTCAAACGTGTTCCGCTTCGGCTGAATGAGGAGAACCTCATCAGCTGCCGCTCCCTCGTAGTCCCAACGCAGGTTCCCCATCTGCATGTTGTCGCCTTCGTAGACGATGATGCTGGAGATCTGGTTGACACTCGGGTTGGGACCAGCTGTGTCGGACTGACGTCCGAGGAACAGGTCTGTGGCGTTGGTACCGGCACCAATCGAAGAGGTATCGCTGATGAGCGAAAGCGCATCATTGAGCTCATACGCCGTCGCGAGACTGCACAGGGCAATCGTGGGACGGATGGCATGCCTACGACCGAAGCCGTCTTCCTTCAGCGCTGCGTCAGCAAGCGCCTTACGGAGAGTCAACCTGATTGCTTCCAGCCGGTTGCCCGAAGGCGCCGTCTGGAGAGCGGTCGTGTTCCCAACAGCCGCGTAGTTGAAGCCGAGCAACGGCGACAGGTAGATGTGGTTGAGCAGTGCGTTGTACGAGTCACCGAGTGACTTGTTCGCAAGCTCAACCTTCCAACCTTCGTCGTAGACCTCGACGTCCTCATCCCACTCAAACCCGTTGGTGTAAGTGATCATCGGAACGGTCGGGCCCTGCTCTGCACGCGTGGTGCCGAATCGAACTTCCTGCCCCTCAAGATGCTTGAGCCAGACAGAGTCGGCGTACATCTGGAAGCCTGAATCGATCAGACGGGGAAGGTTGGGATTGCTGATCGTCTGGTAGATCGGCTTGTAGAGAAGCGGGTGCTCGTCCCTGCCACTCTCGATCTGCACCGTGACGTACTGCGCCAACTCTTCGACCATCGCGCTCGATCCGAGGAACTCACCCATCGGCTTGGTCAGGTTGAGCTTCTTCAGCGAGCCGTCAGGCCCACGAGGAATCTCAAATCGTGTACCGGCTGCTCCGGATTGTGCTGCTTCTCCCACCGCGTACTCGGTCATGACCGAGCCGCTGCGCTCAGCGAGGAGGCTTTCCTTGGTAATCATTCTCGCCATGGTTATGCCCTCCCTGCAAACGCGCCTGGGATGACGACCATCCACCCGAAACCACCAGCAGCAGCAACAACTCGTGCGACGGTGCCAACCGGCGTGTCCCACGGTGCTGACTGCGCCACATCGATGAACGCTGTGCCGGTGAAGAAGACATCGTCTCCTATCGCCCAGCCGCCAGCCTTGGCGGGCAGCTGCACTTCGCGCTCTTCCTGACCGATTGACAGCGACACTTCCGCTGTGTCGACCACATCGGTATCACAGAATCCGAAGACTCCACTAATACCAGCAGGATCGCCGTGCAGAAGATCGCCACCAGAGTCATTGGTGACTACGAGAGACAGTCCATCAGAGGTCTTGTGACCCATGTGTGTCTCCTATTCCCAGACGGTGCCCTGGCGGGCATCGTCCGTCTTGTTGGAACCGCCACCTGACACGACCGTGGTCTTACCCACGAGTGCCTTGATGTACGGACGGTCGAGAGCTTTGGTGATCTCACCGGTGATCTCTTCCTTGGTTGAAGCGTCGGTTACGGATGACATGACTGCGTCACGCACCGCTTCCTTCGCCATCTCAGCTGTGATCTCCGCACCATCAATCGCCTCGTCAACAGCCTTGCCAAGCTCTACAGCTTTGCTAGCTCCAACTAGGGACCGAACGGCATCAATCACAGCCGAGGAATCTGCTTCATCATCAAACTCAAAGATGACCCGCATCTCGCCAGCGAGTTCTACGTCGCTAGACAGCTCATCCCTGCCCTCCGCACGAAGTGCGGTAGCAAGGTGTGCAGGCACCTCATCGAGCTTGAGGGAAGCGATGACCTCTTCACGAGTCACTACATCCTCCTTGGTCTGCTCGCCACTTACATTGATCAGTTCGGTCTCCATTCCAGCTCGACCCTTTGGCGTCCAGTCCAATGACCAGAGGTCGAACTCCGTCACCCTGTCGTCCTCAGTGCTTCTGACCCCAAAGATCGAAACACTGTTGACGATGTCGGCTCCGGACTCTGCCAGTCTCAACTGGGTTCTGAGATCCTCCGCTGTGCGCGGTACGTATCCCTTCACCAACAGCTGACCCTTACCTTCGGAATCCGACACGTACTGGGCACCTACCCATGCCGTGACCGCATCCCGATATTCCCAGGACACCTTCTCAGGATCCTGGTGACCTTTGTAGCCTGGAGGACGCTTCGTGTTGAACTGCGCCTCCAGGTTTCTGAGAAGAGCCTCGTCGTAGACCGGACCTGCGCCCTGGTCTCCACGACTCGGCTTGATCGACACCGTCACAAAGAACGGGTCGTCGTCTGTTTCCTTGAGCTTCTCGATGTCGAACCCAGATGCAAACGGAACTTCATGTCCGCTGGCTTCAGCTGGAGTAAGAACGGCGATCTCACCCAGCAGCTGTGAGCCCTGTTTCACGATCTTCATCCTCAAACTCCTCTTGCTCGTCCTTCATGAGAGCCTCGGCCTGAGCCATCTTCTCTTTGACTTCGTCCTCGATCCTATCACTCTCAGTTGGAGATTCATCAAGGTCGTACGGATCGATCTCCTTGATGAGCTTCATCAGCACGTTGTTCGCTGTGTGCTTGGAGACCATCTGACCGTCGTTGAGAGCGATCAGGGACTCAGCAAAGTTGCGGAATGCCTCACCCTCAGTCTTGAGGTCTCGCAGTGCAAGCTCATCCCACGTAACGGTGACCCGCTCGCGCTTGTTGAGGATCGACTTGAGAGCCATGCGACCGATAAGTGACCACACAGACTCTGTCATCGTTCTCTTGCGTTTGGTCTTGTGCACGAGCGGCGACCCCTGCTCACCGACCGACGCCTTGGAGCTTGCGATCGCCCCGCCGAATGCCCACTCAGGCACCTCGGACGCATCAACGATGTTGAGGAAGATGAACTCCAACAGCGTGGTCGTGTCGCCAAGAGGCGCACGGGCCTGGATGATCTCAGCACCTTCGGAATAGATCGAGGATCCGGTCGCCATGATGTCCGGATCTCCGGACTCAAAGAAGAGGACGTCCTTGTTCTTGAATCTGAGACGACCCTCAAGAATCTCGGCGTCAGAGAAGTTGTTGTTGATGAACCGAGTGACGTCACGGGCTCGGATGATCAGCTTCGCTGTGGAGTGGAGCTCGCTCGATGATCCTGCATGGAGCATCACGTCGTTGTAGAACTTCATGTACGGCTCAATCGGTTCCAGGTCCGAACTGGCGTGGAGCTCACCGATCTCATCCTCGTTCTGGAGGTGAACAGCTGGCACGAACCCGAGCGGGTTGTCCATGTCACGAGGTGGCTCTTCGTCGTTCTCGTACTTGAGGATGATCTTGTCGGCAGTGATCGTCTCGTAGAGGATCACTTCCACCAACTCACCCGTCGATCCGTCTGGCCGCATGAACACATGCTTGATCTTGACGGCTTCGATGGCGTCGAGATCCTCATCCTTGGAGATGATCTCAAACGCTTCGGTTGGGATCAGCGCGAGCTCCAGGTCTTTGTCGTCAGGGGTGTACAGCGCAGCGTAAGCGCCTGACCTGTTCATCGGCCTCAGCTTGACCAGCACTTCCCCGTCACGAAGACACATCTTGTGCGCCTTCTGCATCTGTGATGCCCACTGAGCAGTCAATCGATCGAGCCACATCTGCTCATCGCCGCCCTGGGTATCAGCAGTGAGGATCGGTACGCCCATGAATCCAACCGGCACATTGATCGCAGGTCGTGAGAATCCGGATCCGAGCTTGTACCGCTGATCTCGGTTGTAGTAGAGACGCCGAGCCAGCGCGTAGTCCACCTCAGAGGTGTCGAGGCGGTACGGAGAGGTGAACGTCGGGTCGAATGTTGGCAGCGATCCAGGTGACCGCAGCTGTGTCTCAAGGTTTGGATCTGGGATGGTAATTGGGATCATGTGAAGCTCGCCTTCGTCAGCGCGTTTCGGATGCTATCAGACTTATCACCTGGCGCCATGCCTGAGATCATCGCAGCCTCCAGCATCTTCTCAACGGCATCAAGCCGATCGTCATGTCTTCCTTCATTGAAGTCGATCCACTGATCGTAGAAGTTCTCGCTGTCAATGTCGTCCTTCCCAGTTGGGAAGATGCCAGGACCGCCTTCGTACACGAGCACTCTGTCGGTCTCAAAGTGCACGCTCATCGTCTCAAACCGTAGCTCTTTGCTCTTGGTTGTGGGGCTCTTGTACGCAGGGACGTTGGTGTTTCTCCAGATGTCCTGCTTCGCCGCCACTGAGAATGCGACGGCTTCGATCGCCACACGTCGTAGCCCCTTCTCATTGTGGAGCTTCTGGAGCTGCCTCGTTCCATCAGCGATGTTCCAATCTGAGCTGCCCATCGTCCCGAGCAGATACACGACGCCGTCAGGTGTCCGACCGCCCCAAGCAATGGCGTACTCGTCTGGTTCAGCCACCTCGGTTTCACCGGTTGCTGGATCGACACCTCCGAAGTAGATGAGGCGCTGCCACGGGATCTGGTTGTGCGAGACGAACGTGAGGATGTCGGCCTTGAGGAGCTTGCCGCCTTCGTCAGTGGCGTCGTTCAGATACTTACGAGCGAACCGCCTGGTGCCCTGTCGCTTGAGCGCAGCATCGAGCCTTTCCTGCGGCATCCACAGCGGAGCTCCCTTCTTGCCGTACGTCCCATCGGTATCGACCGCTGACAGGTGCATGTGCTGGTAGCCCTCGGAACGACTGAGCGTTGCTGTGAGGTCTCTGCCGGTCTGGAGTGTGCCGTAGCTCGCACAGATCCCACCATCGACAACACGGTTCTCAATGATCTCCTGCCACATCTCCTGGTCGGCCTGGTTCTTGATCTCGGACAGGGCGCGTGTGCGGTCCTGGACGTCGTCACCGAACACCCAGTCGAGGCGGGCACCCTGGATCGTGCCGGTGATGCCGGTCGTCCAGATTGACGGATCCTTCGATCGTGACTTGCGCTCCACGAAGATCCGCTGATCAGACCAACCAGCAACGTAGTCGGGTCGGAGCTCAGGGAACTCAGCTCGCAGGAGCTGGTTGTTCTCAATGTGCCACTTGATCGGCCCGAGAGACTTCATGGCGTCACCCTGTCGGTTGCCGATGAGCGTGCCCATCGTCTCCTGATCGATCGCCAGGATCCAAAGTGGGATCACGATCGACATCCAGGTTGTCTTGGCGTGCTCGATCGGAATCCAGAGTGTCTTGAAGACAGTCTCGGCGTTCTTCTTGGCGTCGTCAGGGCGCGGATACAGCTTCAGGATCTCAGGATCGAACCGGCTCCCCCTGAGGAGATGGTGCACCATGTCCCGTTGGAACGGCTGCGTCTCCGAGGTCCAACGAGCGTCGTGAGGCTTGACGTACCGCTCACCGAAGTAGATCGGATCAATGCGGGCCCGCCGAGCCTCAGGACTCTTCGACTCCGGTACGTGGTAGGCCAACAACCTCGACACCACTGCCATCCCTGAGCGCTCCATCGCCGTCTCGTCGAGCCTGAGCTTGGACCCGCTCATCTCCGATTGTGAGGGTGACTGTTGCGTTGTAGAACTGTTGGGCCTCACCAAGGAATCCTGCGACATTGCCCTTCCCATCTTGGATGTACTTGATCGCCAACTCGTAGAAGAACTCGGCCCATGCCATGAACTCCGGAACCTCGATCGTGATCTGCTTGCTTGCTGTGATGTCGTTGTGCTGCTTCGTGAGCTGTCCAACGCGTGACATCAACGCGCCGATCTCTTGAGCTCGTTCCGGTGTGATCGCCTCGTCTGACCCGAGCATCTCGTCCATTGCGGCGTAGATAATCGCGATCGCTGATCGCAGATCCATCAGCTGCTCCATCTCAAAGTACTCGGAGACGCGAGGAGCCAACCGGTTGTGCTTGAGCAGAGAGAACTGCCCCGTCTTCACGGTTCCGTTGTCGAGACCGCCGCCGTGCATGATGCACCGGCCTTCACCTGGATGATCCGTCGATAGCCCAGCTGGACTCTTGCAGACCATGATGACCGGATCCTCAGCAAGTTCATCGTACGTGATCTTGCCTCTTTCAACTTGATTCTTGAGAGCCTCTGCCGTCTTACGAGCTCCGCACACGGCGCGGCCCTTCTGCTGCTCAGCCTCCATGACGAGACTGATCCAGTCGTCATCCCACGTCTCTGAGATGACCGTGCCGTACTCCATGAGGTGACCGTATCGACGTTTAATCTTCATGTCTGCTCTGCCACGAACATCGTCCTCTGGAGTAGTCACGACATCGGTCACCGGTGGCGACGGCAACGTGTCTGGATCCTCGATGTCGTGCATGTCCAGGAATGTTGAGGGGGTACCCATGATCGGAGCATAACCCAAACGTGATACAGCGTGAAGTGGCGCACACTGGTGAATGTTGCGCTATGATGTCGTCTTCAGGAACGAGCCGGTTCTTGACCCTCCTGTCTTGACGGCTCAGAACCTGAAACAACATGGAAGAAGATCCCCAGGGCACTCGCTTACTGGGGATCTTCTTCGTCTTGGCTCACTTGCGTTTCTTGGCGCCTCTGCCGACTCGCCGCTTCAGCGGCATGCGGCTCCGCACCTTGGCCCTCGTGCGTTTGCTCTTCGGCATGTCTCTCCTATGTGCAGCCCGCACCCAGGGAGGTGCTGGAACGTCGGGCATCATATGGATGTCCTGCCTCCCTGAGCGGGGCTTCTAGGCGGGGGGTTATGTTCCCACCTATTCGGGCTGCTTGTCACCGACCGACCATTGTGGTCAGTCGTCGTTCCTTTGATCTCTTCGGCTGATCCTTCTGTCGTTCGCCGTCGAGCCCCAGTAGCCAAACTCCTGGTTGTGCACCGTAGCGAACGCAGTGCACTGCTCCCTCACGGAACACTGCGCACAGATCTGCCGAGCCTTGAAGTGCTGGAGTCCTCTGGAGGTGAAGAAGAGCGCTGAGTCCGATCCCTTGCAGTTGGCATCCTTCTCCCAGTCCTCTTCGATCCAGTCGGACCAGCTCAGTTTCAATCTGTCATCCACCACATATCGATGTCGTGCTCGCGAAGCGCAGCGTCCTGGAGTGCGATCATCACAGCGTCGTCTTGTCGGCTCACCGAACAGAGAAGACCACCGATGAGAATGCCGACAGTGAGTATTCCCCACCCAACGAGAAGAAGTGTCCAGCTCATTTCTGACACTCCTTGCATCGGGACTGCAACCCAGAGGTAGCAGACGTGAGCCTACTGAACGACGTGGCCAGCTTTGTCTCACCACAACCGGCGCACCGCTTCTCGGTGACGGTCGGCTCTGGGTAGTTGCGCCTCTGCCGGTACATCTCAACCTCAGCACGGGAGCAGTCAGCGCACTTCTGCGCCTTGCCGTTCACCCCGTGTCGGTCGTTGTAGAACTCCGACCACGGCTTCCACTCGTGGCACATGACGCAGCGCCGTTGATTCGGGTTGGCTACTCCAGTGGTCGACGTCGGAAGATCCTGCGCAGATACCCACCGCGCCAACAGCAGCCCGTCGTGCTCAAACAGCCATTCCTCAAACTGGGCCCGCGTGAATCCACGTTCGCTGAAACGAGACGGAATCCACCACTCACGATCCTTGACGATCTGATCGGCCTGCGCCTTGATGAGCTCGTCACGAGTGTCTCGCGTGATGCGACTCGGAACCACACCGCAGTGCCGTGCGATCTGTCGGATCCGCTCGCGAGTGACGCCGAGATCGTCAGCGATGGACTGAAGAGTCTCACCGCCAGAGACCCGCGATGCGATCAGCGTGTGCTTGCTCTTGTCAATCTTTGTGACCACTAGATCTTCTCCCATCCTGATACGGTTCGTGACTCAATCCACGCGTCGCCGTCCCTGTAGAACGGACTTCGCTCTCGGTCTCTGATGGCGTGCTTGAGCCCAGTGTTAGCGTGCTCACGATCTCGCTTCTCAGTATAGTGCTTCCCGCCGAAGCTATCAACTACGACCAGCAAGAACTCCAACTTCTCTACCTTGCTCATCAACGCACCTCCGACATGGTGATGAACTTGTGGTGCAGGTCACCGATGACTCGGTCCCTGAGCTCAGCGCTCATCCCCTTCTTGTCCATCTCTTTGCCGAGGCTGGAGAAGAACGGAATCCAGATGTCCATGTAGACAGCCTGCATCTGATCGGTCCCTGACTTCGCCACAGCAATGGCGTCGGCTGTCTCGTCGTCTGGTGGCTTACGTCGTCCTGGAGGTGGTAGTAACGACATCGTTACCACTGCTCCAGGATCGGATCGGGCTTGTTCGCTTTCGCGACCTGCCCAAGCGTCCAGCGGAGCGTCTCAATCTCAGCATCCCGCTTCTCAAGTGCTGTCTCCAGGCTGCGTGCTCTGTCGGCGTGCTGATCAGAAGCCATGACTGCTGACCGCTGATCTCGCAGAGACACCTCCAGCGCCTTGACGACGTCGTCGAGGTGAGCGAGCACGTAGTCGAGCGCACCTTCGTAGAAGAGCACAAGATCAGCGCGCTGGAGAGCGTGCTCTGCCTTCGGAGTCTGGTAGCTCTTCGACACGTTCTGGTTGCGGAACAGACTGGTGTGCTGCTTTGACTTTGACGTCGGCGCCCAGTATCCGAGAATCGTGCGGAACCGGTGATGGAACATCCGGTACCAGACGGACGACTTGTCGAGCATCCCCACTGCAACAGCGTGTGAGCTGTAGCGGAACGGCCAGCTTCCTGCCTTGTCTCCTGGATTCATCGGCGTCTCCGTTTCTTGTTCTTCTTCGGCGCCTTCGCCTTCAGATGGGACTGGGCCCGCCGCTTCGCTCGCTCTTGCTCCTGCTTCTTCTTGCGGGTGAAGATCGTCATCGCCTGGTCGAACGGAATGTACGCTCCCTTGTCGACCTGGATGTACGTCATCTGACAGACCTCACATCCGTAGCCTGCTCCGATCGTCGTCTGGATCCGGATCAGCTTCTCGCACGGTTTGCACGAGTCGTACGCTGGGAGCTCGGGCTCAGCCTTGACGATGGAATCTGCCATCTTCCTCATCCTCTCTCAACTGCTCAATGATGTTTGCTTCGTGCCGAGCCTGCTCTTCAGCGAACGTGCGCTCAGCTCGTCGTACAACGAACTCCACGTCTCCGCTGACAAGAGCGTTCGCTCCCACCAGCTCAAGATCATGAAGATCGATCTGCGTCTCGTCAGCGAGCCAATTCCAGAACACATCGTCGGTTACCTTGACCGTCAGCACGCTGATCGGTTGCTTGTTAGTCATCGATCACCTCTCATCCTCGTTGGGTCGGTCAGCCACAGCACCATCCAGATGAACACCATCCAGAACGTCGCCTCGGCTGGCCGAGCCTCGACCATGTTCAGAGCCTTCCACAGCGTGTACGCCACCCACGCGAGCGTGAGCCATTCCCACCAGGACAGTCGCTTCAGGTTCAGCTTCATGTCTCGTCTCCGATCCGCACCAACCACTCATCCTCAAGCGCTTCCTCAATCTCGGTAGGGAATCCTTTGCGATGGTCGATTCGGTATGCGGGTTGGTCGGCTCGTATCATCGTCACGATTTCGCATTGGTATGCCATGTACTTCATGTAGCCGCTTTCGTTGAAGCACGCCTCACAAGCTCCGACAATGGCTTGTTGTTTGCTATGGGTGAAGCACCATCGGATCGTGTCACTCACCGCCTTCCTCCTCTGTGTCGATCAGGCGGGAGACGGGGATCGCATCGAGGAGCTGACTCTTGATGTGCACCTCGCGCACAGCGGCTCTGGCATCGATGATCTCCTGGTTCATCTTCTGCATGTCCTCGACGCACTCTCTTCGGACCTCGTACACGCGCTGCGCGTAGTAGATCGAGCTGAGCGCGAACGTGATCAGCACGGCGATGCCAACGAGGATTCCGACCAACATCCAGTCCTGCATCTGAATCAGGGCGATCATCGGCGCACATCCTCGTCAGCGATTCTGATCTCAAGCGCCCACCAGTCCTCACCGGTCCCCGTCGTGTGATGCCGCTCCCACTTACCGATCCCAACGCTGGCCCCGTGCTCATCCTCGACCTCGACGAAGCGTCCAGGCTCAGGGCCACTGGGTGGGCCATCGATCACGATGTAGACCTTCATTCGCCCGCCACCTCCCACGGATCGTCCTCGCTCTTGCGTTGGATCACGATCCGGTCACCGAGTCCAAACAGCTCACGCAGCATGTCGGCGTCGTTGACCTTCACGAGCCGATACTGATCATCCCCGATGAGGACGTGCTCAAGGGACAACAGCGATCTGACGCCGCGGAACATCTCGCGCAACTCCTCCTCAGGCATCTGCTCTCTTTCACGCATGTCGTCGAGGAAGTCCTCCAACGTGGTTCTGAATGAGAACAGGATCTCAGTGCGTGACATCATTGGCCTCCCTCGTGCATCGGGAACTTGCCGGTCTGCGGTCGTGTGTGGAAGTCGTTCGGCGTCTCCTGTGACACCTCGTACTGCTCGCGCATCGGGTCGTCCGGTACAGACTCAAGACGGTTCGCTTCCTCAGGCCAGACAGTGAGCAGCACGCTCAGCGTCGTGACGTACTCAAACGCATGCACCATCTTGCCCCATGGATCGTTGGAGTCCATGGCGTCAGCGAGACGCTTGCGGGTGATTCCGTACGCAGCGAGGTGCTGGAAGATGCTCGGCTCAGTCATGCTCGTCATGACGTCCTCACCAACTTCCTCCATGCTGCCTTGATCCGTGATCGTGTCAACCATCGGATCGTCCGTGAGCGCCAGGTAGAAGTGACCCTTCATTTCCCCGCCTTTCGTAGATTGCCGAGCCATCTCCAGATGTCGTGGCGTAGAGTCATGTTGTCGCTCATGTCGGCGTAGAACGCCAACGCCTTGCGAGCCACCGGATCCGTCTCTGGGCTTAGAACGAACACGTTGGTGAGCTCCGGATTTATCGGGTCGCCGTGCTCGTCAAGACGCCACACTGAGTACTTGTCATAGAGCCCCTTCATGCGGGCACCTCGTGGAGTTGGTACACGTGCCACACGAGACCGAGCACTTCGTCGAATACCGTGCCGGTGTGGATCGTCTGTCGATTGGACGTGGTCTCGATCTCGTGTCCGGTACCGAACACGCGGAACTCCAGCACGCCGATCAACTGACCTGGGTGCACCTCGATCCACACCTCGATGATGTCGTGGAACTCCGACACTCGTGCCGCAACAACCTTCGCCTCGTCAGCGCCAGGAACCTGCACCGTCTGCACAACGTCGTTGACGAAGATCCTGTACTTCCAGATCTTCATTGGTAGCTCCCTCTGGTGATCTCAAACGAGATGTCGTCCAGGTAGAGCTGCGTCTCAGCACCGGCCTCACGCCAGCTGAACCGAAACTCGATCGTGCCCTTAAACAAGAACGCGAAAGCGAACCCTATCCGATCGAGGATCGGGAACGTCGTGCTCATGAACGTCGTGAACCACCCAGTGCTTGGGTCGTAGTCGGAGATCAGAACCTTCAATGGGCTCATGCGCTCCACCTTCCTTCGCCGCCGAACTTGCTGGCGCGCGGCGCCGCATCAAGCGGTACGTCGTGCGGATCAAGAACGACAATCGGCGTGTCGTGTAGAAGAACCTTGTAGTCGAGCCCGTTGTGGATCCCGACACCTGCGTGTTTGCTTCCCGAACGCGGACTCAGCCCGAGCTCAATCATGCGATTGCCGTCGACTGCTTGTGACTCCCGCTTGCTGGCAATGCAGAGCGGGTAGTGCTCGTTGCCCAGCGAGAAGAGGTACTCGCCGGTGTTCACGTCTGCTGGTGTGGTGTTGATGAACTTGATCATGGTCTCCTGTCGTCGGCTGCTGCGATCGTAGCACACATCTGCGCTGACGCATATTGTGGAGGCGCCCCGTAGAGCGTGGGGCGCCTCCATCGATTCCGAGGTGGATCTCCTTTCTCTAGCTGCCGTTCTCGTCCTCGTACGCTTCCTCCAATTCGTCGAAGGCGTGCACGAGATCTTCAAGTGCGTTGGCGGTGAGCATCATCGCGTCACCTAGCTTGCGCAGGATCGCTGGCATGGCTCTGACCAGTCTGGTGAATTGCTCCTGCTCAGTCTCGGGTTGTGGGCTCACTGGGTCTCCTCTGTCTCTAGTTGGGTCGCCTTTGTGGGGCGCTTGAAGAATCCGAAGTGGTCGTCATCCTTGCTGCGTTCAACCGCTGCGTCGAACTGGACACGGTCGCCCTTGCTGACGTTGATCGCTGCGGGCATCGTGCCGAAGACACGGTTGCCGTTGTCGAGCTCAACGAGCATCTTGACGATGCCGACGCCGTAGTAGCTGTACGGATCGTCAACGACCTTCGTGGAGAAGACCGTGCCGGTGATCTGGTAGCGACCCTCAGCGAGCATCGGCGCCTTGGCCAGCTCAGCTTGGCGGGCCTCCAGCTTGGCGGCGTACTCGGCCTCTTCCCGTGCGATCTTGAAGACCAGATCGATCTGCTTGTCGCTGAGACTTCCGTACTTGGTGAGGTTGCCGCTGATGCTCTCGATGATGTAGTGCTGCGTGCGGAGCGCCTCAACGAGACCCTCGACGCCAGCTGCGAACTCTTCGCCCTTGCGCTTGAGCTCGCCGCGCTTGCGGGCCTGAGTCGCCTTGCGCTTCATCATGTCGCTGCGGCTCGTGAGATCGAAGATCCCCAGGCAGGTGCCGCCGATGGCAATCGTGTCGTTGGTGATCGTGTTGTGCACGACCGCACCGTGGAAGAAGTGAGTACCACAGGACGCACAGCCGAAGTTGTCGTGGAACAGGACGTCGTCCTCAGTGAGACCGAGCTTCGCGAGAGCAGCTTCCAACCACTGCTGTTCGCCGCGGTACGTGGCTGCCTCGTCGTCGCTGGGGCCCTGGTAGAAGACTCCGAGTGTTTCCCACTCAGCAGGATTCAAGTTGGCCCGTCCGAACTTGGTGTGTGTTGCTGCGCTCATGCTGGTAGTATACCACGTCTTGATCCAACTTGCAAACCACGTTTGCGATCAGCGGTCTGGCTCATCCTGAGCAGTGCCGTCTGCGAGACCTTGTCCAACCAGCTACTGGTGCAGCGTGCGCAGAACATCTCATACGTGAATGCGTCGTCGGTCCAGAGCGGCTCCATCAGGTTGCCGCTTGGGTAGACCGTTCGCCCACAAAGAGAGAGTGCGCTGCCCATGCGTGCGCTGCTCGTGGTGATGTGCATCTTGGTGTTGCGGCTGAAGGCGCTCGGCACCTCTGCCATGTAGAACTCTTCGTTCATGATCGTCTGTCCTTCTTCGGCTTGACGTGGAAGTGGTCGTGGCACCTCCACACGAACCAGCGTTCACCGGTCTCGTCGAACTTCCGCGCCACGTTGCGCTGAGCCATGTGGCTTGTCTCAAACCAGACGTTGTCTGGCACCTTGCACTGCTCTGGTCGCTTGCTCATCGCCGCCTCCCCCTCTTGAGGAAGTAGTTCATCCATTCCTGCATCACCTTGTCAGGGCGCCGTCGCCACGCCGGTGTTGGGTAGCTGGCCCATGGAGCTGAGGCAACAATGTCCTGGAACGACTCGTTGTCGAGCTCCAGATCCGGAGCTCCGTAGATCCACTTCGGTTGGCAGAGCTTCATGCCGAACGCCTCGATCTCCCACTGGATCCGTCCCTCGTCGATCATCGCCACGAGCTCAGTCACCATGCGGTCGACCTCGGGGATCACGTAGGTTGCGATCTCGTTGCGCCTGCTGAAGAGCAGACCCTTAGCTCTGATCTCGGGGTGCTGCGCAATCACATTCCACAGACGAGCTTCGTAGTCGCTCTTCATGACGAGCCCTCCATGTCGAACCTTCTGGCTAGCTCGTAGAACTTGGGCGCTGACTCGGCGTAGTCGAACCGGTAATTCGACACTGGGCTCATGCGAGCACCTGGGTAGAACGCACGACCGATGCGCACGTAGCCGCCTCCTCCTGAGTCCGGATACCAGGCGAGACAGAGTGAGCTGTTCGCGAGTCTGGCGATCGCGCCGCCCGTCATCGGATCCTTGACGAACCTGATCTGGCCCTTGTTGTAGTCGGCCTCTGCCGTCCAGTCCTTGATCGTCATCATCCTCTGAACCCCCTGTTCATGAAGTCTTCGTCGGCCACTGCTGCGTCGAACACCTTGGAGTCTGGAACCCCACAGGTCTCACAGTACGCGAGACGGCCTTTGGGGTAGAACCAGATCTGGCTTCCACGCTTGATCTCTCCGTCACACTTGTGGCATTGGCTACCGAACCGTGCCGTCATCCAGCGGGGATCCCCCGCGTAGCTGGAGCGGTTCATGCCGTGCTCCTGTTGTGGCGGGCTCGGGCTGGATTGCCACAGTCGACGCACCAGTGGGCTCCCACGGTGGGGCGCCAGTATCCGGATCCTCCGCAGAGCTCGCACGTGATGAGCTGCTCGATCTGGCTGTACTCCATCTGCCAGACACGGATCGCGGTGAGGCGCTTGCCGAACCCAGGCGTGAAGACGGTCTCGTCTCCGACGTGCTTCCAGAAGTACGGGTTGTCCTGGACGTCTTGCGGGACTGGGAATGTGTTGGTCGTCTTCATCGAACCACCTCGTCTAGGGGAGCAACGGCGTAAGACGCTGCTGCCAGTTCGTAATCCTCGCCCGCCTCTGAGATGTCGAGGCAAGCGCTGCAACCCTCGGCTGCGTTGAAGAACTTGTTGTCGTGACCACAAGGGAGGCACAGACCGAAGTAGCGTGGGGAGCGTGCCATCACATCGTGTTCGTCATCCGTGAACCGAACCTCTTCTGTACCGTCGTCGTACTCGGTGACCTGATCGTCCTGATAAACGACTCGCATGCTCGCTCCTGTGGTTGCTGGCGTCTTGCTCATGTCCTTATGATACCACACCTTGATTCTAATTGCAAACTGAGATCGGGCTAGTGACCCATCTGCCCTGAGGCGCTCGTGTCGTACTCGGGCTTGCCGTCCCACGGGGATGCGCTGGCGTAGCTGGTCAGTCGCACGTAGCCGTACTGGTTGACCTTGTGGCGTGAGGTGACTGGCACGAAACACGGCAGGGTCTCCTCGTCCTTGATGTGGTGATGCCACTCTCTCATGAGCTCCAGAGGCTTGAGATCCTTCGACCACTCACAGTCCACGTGCCGGTACTGGGGCTTGTCAGTCGGCACGACGCCCTTGACGTCGTAGCCGTCCTCGCTGCGGGCCGGTCGCTTCTGGAGCTTGAGCAGGGTGACGAAGTGGGCGGTGCGCTTGATGACTCGGTAGAACGTGACGTTGGTCTGGTCGTAGCCCCAGCTGCTGGAGAGAATGTCTCCTACCTGGAAGCCTGCGGTCTGTGGTGTCTGCGTCATTTGGGAACCTCACAATCGTGGCCGAAGTACCACTCGTCGTTGTCGTCTGGGTCGGTCAGGTCGAAGACTCTGCCGCACTCTGGGCACTTGACTTTCATCGCTACCACCCCACTGTGTTTCTGATCATGCGGGCTGTGTTGTCTGGGCACGCTGAGGTCTCAACCGTGAAGACCTTCGGGTCTCTGTCTGTGAGTCCGGTGGAGATCACGATGTCGAACTGGTCGCCGTGGAGACCGGCGTTGCGGAGGTTGTCGGTCGTGTTGGCGTCCTTGCCCCAGCGGAAGGCGAGACGGTTTCCCGCTCGGAGGATCCGTGCGATGCTGTTGAACGTGCGGGAGTACTGCGCCGTGTGAACCATCGAGAAGGCGTAGAAGTTCTCGTACGCCTCGTAGCTGATCCGGATCTCGCGGAAGCGATCGCCACCGTCGCGCTCTGGGAAGATCTCGGACTGACGTCGTGTGGCGCCGTTGCGGTCGTCGAAGCTGGCGCGGATCTTGGATCCCTTGTCGTTCGTGTGGAAGCTGACAGACGTTGCGGTGCGCAAGGCTTGAATGTCTTCCTTGGTGATCTCTGCGGATTCTGTGATTGTGTGCATGCGGGTCTCCCGTGGTTGCTGGCCGTGGCTGCGGCTGATGACTTCATTGTATCACACCTTGATGTGAATTGCAAGTCGGTTGGCTACCGGCGCCTCCTCGTGATCCGGTTGCCGCTGGTGATCTGGTGCGTGGATCCGATCTCACTTAGGGTCACCTTGACGTAGCTGCCGAACAGGTCGGTGTCGACCAGACGCAGACGGGAGCCGTGGGCAATGTTGATCTGGTGTCTGGCGGTGTCAATCGCTCGCTCGATCATGCGGCGCAGGGTGGCGTTGCCGCTGGGGTTGATGTGGTCGAACGGAACCATGACGGTGTATCGGGTCTTCATGTGACTCACCTTCCCCTTGACGGGATCTTGATCGGCGTGGTCATCGGCGTGAACGTGGTGACCCAGTGGGTGCCGGTCGCGGAGAGCGCTGTCTCGTTGAACCAGGCCCTGGTCCCGAACCGCTCGTCGACCGCTCTGAAGTTGAGCGTCGTGGCCTCGCGCCGTGCGCTGACTAGATTCGTCATATCGACGTGATCGATGTGCAGGCGTGCGGTCACGACTCCCTGGACTGAAGTGACGACTGTGTGATTGTGATTGTGGCTGCTCATGAATGTGGGTCTCCTGGGCTGGCGATATTCCAATGGCGGGTGAACTGTTCGGCGGGGACTCCCTTGAGAGCGGTGCGCGTTGCGTCGAGCACGTCGGCGCAGCGGAGCAGGTCTCGTGCGTCGTCGGAGTCGTCGGGCAGGAACAGCGCAATGCGGCGCAGCGTGTCAGAGCGCTGGCGTGCGGGGAACGTCTTGCGGAGTGTGTGGAGATCCTGGATGTTGATCTTGTGCTTCACCTTGCTGCGTCCTTTGCTCTCTTGGCGATGAGCTTACGCTGGAGCTCGTCGGCTGCGGCCTGGTGCGCCTTGCAGAACGATCCGTTGGGCAGAGCGTTGAGCCTGCACCATGCTGGGCGTGTGCCGAACGATTCGGTCCCTTTGGCGAGGATGCCTCTGGTGACCTTGCGCTGCACGATTGTCTGGCACTTGCCTGGGGCTGGTGTTGATTCCATACCTGGATGATACCACACTCTGATGCAAACCGCAAGTCGAGATGTGTTGGATAGGCAAGATGTGATACATGGGGCTGGGAATCGGTTGGCGCATTCCTGAGTACTCCCCCTCCTGGCGACGCTGGTGGTGCGCAAAGACTCAAAGTCAGCGCGGTGCGCGTGCGGGACACAGGCGTGGCATTGATCAAGCTCGATGCGATGAGAACCTGCGAGAGAACGATTGAATGCGTTGCTGCTGCTGAGCTGTAGCCCGATGAGGAGGGGGCGTGTGTGCCCCATGTGTGAGCTCACGTGCCTAGCCCTACTTGACATAACATTGGTTATGGGCGCTTGGGCATTCGGCGTTATCCGTACAGGGCAAGGGTTTCTCCATGCCCCCCGCTTGCACGTGCTAGCACAGGGTACTTATCCACAGGCTACCCCTCCCCCTGTGTGCACCCCCCATACCCCCGTGGTACACTGGGGCGCTTTCCCTTGGTACGCCTGCTGTACACCCCTTCACGTCGCTCTCCTGGGCTGCTGGACCCCCGATCCCTGAGCTCACTGGGCACGTGCGTGGAGAGGAGCAGGCAGATCAACGACCATGTCTGACCCGCATTGGTATGACAACCATACGACCATACGACCCTACCAATCCCCTCCGCACCTCCACCCAGCACTCACCCTGGGACCATTACGCCACACCCCTTGCCCCACAAGGGCTACAGCCCGATCCCACCCCCTCACGGGACTGTTTCAGATTCCTCTGTTTCCCAGGCCCACTCTACATAACACCCCCATCTCGCACCGTTTGCACTCAAACGACCCCCTACTTTGCACGTCTATACACGCACCCCCACACACACCCCCCTACACACACCCACCCCCTTACGTATAGATATCATATCTTCTCAATGGTCCCAACGGTCCCAAACTCGACGTTTCCCCAGCCGCACCAACGAGTTTCCCGTTCCACCAAAGCGTCCCAAAGCCGCACCACTGGGACCAACTCACTCCGACCACCCCCCACCCATGCCCAGACACACCTCCACCAAACAACTTGCAATCTCCGCCAAGGTGTGATATACTCCAGTCATGGAGCAAGCAACCACCCAGGAGGCCCACACAATGTCTACCCTTCACGAGACACACCACACGCACACGGTCCACTTCAACCTTGTCACACCAGCCGCCACCTCCCGCCACACCTCGACCTTCGTCACCGATGATCGCCCCAACGCCCCCGTCAAGGCAATGGACGCCTTCCGCGACTCGATCGACTCCATGGTGCTCCCCGCAGACGCAAGCATCGATGCCGTAGCTGTTGTGACACACACGATCGGCACGCTCACCACCAACGCCGTCCTGGTCAACAGCCACACGTTCTCCCAGCCCATCCGGATCCTGCTCCCCACCGTGTAGCACACGAGCCCACACACCACACCCACACCCCACAGGAGGCACCAACCACATGAGCACCTACGGCACCCCAGCACACGCAATCGTCGGCTACACGTACCAGGCAGACCAGTACTGCCCAGACTGCATCGCAGACCAAGTCAGAGCCGACCTCCCCGAAGAGCTCCACGTCCTCCGCTACCCAGTCGATGCGGACGGCGGCGAGTACCCCTGGGACGCTGAGTGGTTCCTCACGACCATCGCACCGCACCTCGACATCACCGACCGCTACGACGAGACCACGTTCGACAGCGACACGTTCCCCAAGGTGATCTTCTCCAGCCAAGTCGAAGACACTGAGTACTGCGGCGCCTGCCACAAGGAGCTGTAGCCGCCAACCCACCACACCCAGTTTGCAACCCAACGCAGAGTGTGATACACTCTACGTAGCCAACCACAGGAGACCGCACCATGAACGCAACCACTCACCAGGAGCTCTTCGGAGCAACAGCCACGATCACCGCAATCGGAGACGA